AATCACTCGATGCCGCAACAACGAACAGAATTGACTGTTTTGCTGACAGGTAGCATACTCGCTGTCAGCCTCGTATTTGCGAAGCGGGATGGAATGCGTTCTTACGCTTCCCTCCTGTGCCAAAGGCTGTCCTCTAAACCGGTAATTGAATCGGACCTTATGAGAGACGCCTTTACGGCTCAAGTCCTAACTCCAGCTAACGCTGTGGTTGGGCACACGCATGGTGATGCCGCCGCCTTGAGAACTGGTGCCACGCATTTCGCGACTTCGCTCGCGAGATACTGTGGATGTAGTCTCTTCGTTTTAGGAATGTCACGTTCCGATCAGCGTAAGAATCTACGGGGTTCTCGGCAGTGGTATTGGGCCAAAGATGTCAACGCGCAAAATCGGATTGATTCTGGGAAACCAGATGATCTCCAGTATATCTGTGATGTAGATTACTACATGGATATGCCCGCGTTGCTATCGAAGCAAGCAAAACCCGTTTTGCTATACACTGTCATGCCAGAAAGCGCAGTATCTACTGCAGAAGACAATACCTCTTTCCATTTTCTAGGCGACGGGTCTCTTGAGACCATCGTCGCCGGAGGTGGAAAGTACAACCACTTCCTTTGGGATTATGGTGCTGATAGCCTTTTGGCCATCAGGTATTGGAACAGGATTCCTGTTCATGCAGTAGCTTACGCCGTAGAGCGCAAGCAAGTCGCTAGACACCGCCAGTGCATACTGATCACCCCTATCAGGGAATTTGGTTGGAAATGTGCCTGGCTAGCCAGCTTATTGCTGGAGTCCAAGCCCCTTAAGCGCTTCAACCCACTTGAGGTAACGGACGATGGAGAGAAGTGGATTCGCTTCAACGTCCTGCAGCCAGATGGTAATCTTATGGTTACCACTGCGCGCCCAGGTGGATGGTTGGCAGCTGATGTGGAAGCGTCAGTTGATGACAGTATCGCGACAGTCGCGAGGTTGGGTACTACTAACCTCATGTTACCGACCGCCGCTTCTTGGTGCAAGTCTAATCGCGCGTATGCCGCGGTTTTGACTGAGTATCATCGGCACGCCACACGGCGTGCTCGCCACACTGTATTCCCCGTACAGTTGGGTGTCAGAACTTATCAATACAGTCCCGACACATACGAACCAGAAGCTAAAGCGAAGCTTCAAGCCTTTATGTCACCCTTAGTACATGGCGCATTTTCTCCTGCTCATAATGAAGCAAGTGAAATACGCTGTGTGGAAGGAAGGATCAAGAAATACCAATCTCGTACCCCTCCCGTGCCCACACCTTTTGTACTACAGTGCATCGACGAGTTTGCTGAACTCGTCGTAGGCGATGCGGTCCTTGAACCTGTCTGTTTTGAAACCGTCGCAGAGAAACAGACGACCCCTGCCCAGAAGATTTCCTTAGGGAAAGCTACGGTGATGGGATCTTTCAAACAGACAGTGCTGAAATGCTTTCTCAAAGCCGAAGCATATCCTGATGTAAAAGATCCACGTAATATCTCTACGTATAATGATCTGGACAAACTCGAAATGTCGATGTTTGCTCTAGCTTTATCATCATTCTGTAAGCAATTCAAGTGGTACGGCCCAGGAATGACTCCTCGTGAGGTATCTGAGCGAATCGTGGAGATGCTGCTACATGCAGACATGGCAAACATCTCCGATTACGAACGCATGGATGGTACGATCACTGAGCTGTTACGAATGGTTGAGCGGGCGATTCTGATGAAGGCCTTTAAGAATCACCGGGGTATTTTGAATGAACTCCTTAAGTCAAATGTCGGAAATACAGGATATTTACCAAAAGGAACAAGATTCGAACAAGGATTTACCCATGGGTCGGGGTGCCCAGGAACCAGTGTGTTCCAAACACTCCGCGCGGTCTTCACCGCTTATCTCGCTTTCCGTCATACCCGAACAAAGCGCGGATCCTTCTACACACCAACAGAAGCGTTCGCCGCGATCGGCATTCACCTTGGTGACGACGGTGTCGATGCTGACTTACCAGTCGAGTCCCACTTGTGGGCCGCGACAAAAGTCGGGCTCCGACTCGAAGCAAATGTGGTACAACGAGGGGAGAGAGGGGTCAATTTCTTGGCACGCTACTATTCAGCGGAGGTCTGGGAAGGCAATCCTAATAGTATGTGCGATGTCAAAAGACAATTGGCCAAGTTCCATACTACGGTGCGCCTGCCTTTTGGCATCACGGCTGAACAAAAGCTGGTCGAGAAGGCGATGTCCTTCTTGGCAACCGACTCTCATACCCCAGTTCTCGGCGTCTTCTGCCGCCGTGTGCTACTGCTGTCGGACTATCGACCCAAACGTCTTCTTGGAATCGGTAATTGGTGGTCCCGTTTCGACGAAACTTCCCAGTACCCCAATCGAAATGATGACGGATGGATGGATGTGGAGTTTCAAGCACTCTTTGAGGAGTTTGATCGAGGCCAGTTCGACCAGTGGTTGGCTACCGCCAACACGGTCGAGAAACTGCTTCAACCTCCACTTTGTGCAGAACCCAAAGCCGCAACACCAACAGTCGTTGATGTCGTGGTTGACGAGGATATCGTCCTGGCTAGAACTGCACCAACCCCACCACCTGCGCCATCGGCAGGAGATAAGCCTTCAGATGGAACGGTTCGTCCAAAACCGGACCGAAGACCAAAACGTGGACCGAAAGTTAAATCCCCACGAAAAGTCTTGACAGATAATGTCAAGCCACGCAAACAGCGTGTAAGATCGAAGAACAACAAATCCGTTAAGGAATAACTTTTCTTCATCAAATTCCATTACTAAGATATTGTTT